TTTGCGCAAGTGAGATACGCTGTGTCTGTGAAAAAATGTTGGGGTCAGCAACTGGCAATATATCTACCCTATCATCAAAATCTGATTGCATAATCATTCTTTGACCCCCAACTACATCGTATGGATATTGTTGTGGTAGATATAACTTGAATACTCTAGCCATAAGTTTGAACTCATTCTTTAAAGCCGAGTAAATTCTTTTGTGAATAGCTGACATGGTTCTTGATCCACGTTCTAATAATGCAACTGTAGTTCCAACTGCTGCTTGTTGATTCCCATCGCCAACTTGCATATCAGCAATAGATGCAAATCTTTGTCCTGCATTAACCACGACACCCATAAGCTGTAATAGAGTCTGACTTGGTTCTTTAAACGGAAGCATCATAAATGAATCTCTTAAATTTCCACCCGGTGCATCTACATCTCTAAATTCTCCCGGTTGAATTGATTGTGCATCATCTCTAATTCTAATACCACGCATTTTAAATCCTGCTGGTAAATTAGATAAAGTTCCTGCATCCAATAATTGTCTTAACGCAGCTGTTGCAGTTCTACTTAATCCACCAATCATGTGTATTAAGCCAAAACCATAAAAACCTAGACCAGGTAAAAATTTAAAATGTACAAAGTATTGTACTTTGTTTTTATTTGGATCTCCTACTTCATAGTTTCTTTTGATTGAAAGAATTTGACCAGAAGATTCTTCAACGGTTACTATGTATGGAATTTTAATTCCTGACGGCTCACCAGTCTCTTGATTCGTATCTTCAAAACCTTCTAGATCTAAATCAACATGACACTCTAATATTGTAAAGACATCATCGTTAGCAGTTTTTGACATGCCTTCGAGTTCTCTTTCTTTTTTCTCTACATCAGATTCTTTATCTCCAGGTTTTCCAATATCAACATCTCTATAGAAACCTGCAACTTGTTGTTTTCGTAAATCGTTTTCAGAAATTTTTACACGATGAATAATTGCTTCCGCATCATCTAATGAGGTAGCTGTGTACGGAACAATTAAATCATCTGCTGGAACAAATTTAGAAACTGCTCTTTGTTCCATTTCATCGTAGTATATTTTTTTAAAAGTACTACCTGAAAGAGGTAAATGAAATAACATAGAATCAAACTCAGGTTCATATTCTTTCATTTGATCCATGATTTGATAATTCATAAAATCTTTAACACGTTCAGCTTGTTGAACTTTTTCTGAAGTAGGTGCTCCAAGTATTTGTGTTCTAACAGGTCCATCTGCCGGTAATAATTCTTTATAAGCGAGTGCTTGAAACTGTGTAACCGCTTCTGCTAAAACTGGATGAGTTGCACCACTTGCTCCTGCAAATGGTTCTGTTCTATTATCGTATTTGAAACCTAATAAATCTAAACCTTGTGTATAAGTTTTTTCCCAATCTTTTCTTGAAGAAACATATTCTTGATATTTATTAGTTAGATTAGATGCAAGTCTTCCAAGAACATCATCAGGTAAAAAATCTGCAAGGTTTGCATAATGCTCGTCACCACCTTCAGGTGATGCGGCTTCAGGATCTAAATTAATGTCAACCGAACCATCTTCATTCTCCGTGACTTCTACATCATCAGGAGATTGCTGTGCTTCATTTACTTCTTCAACTACCTGTTCTTGAAGTTCTTCTTCACCAGGTATTTCAAATTCTTTTTGAGGCTCGTTTGGAAGTGCCTTGTCTATATTGTCTGCCATTTATTTTTTCTCCAGATTGTTTGATCGTTGTAACAGTATTATACGAAATATTCAAGCCCTGAGGCGTGGGTCCTGATTTAGGAGGTATAGTAGTGGTTAATCTCTTAGTCATCTATAATCTTTTTAGTATCTTCAAATGAATCAATAATTTCTTCTTCAAAGTCAAGATCAACATCTCCACCTTTACCAATTCTTCCTACTTCTTGACCTTCTGCAATAAACTCTCCTGGTACTTTATACGAGGTTCCGGCTTCAGGGTCAACATCGTAACCTGGTTTTCTATATTCAACCACAGCCGGTGCACCCTTGTCTGTTTCAAATCTAAGTTCAATGTTTTCACCATCTTCTAAAACTTCAACGCCTTTGTATTCATATTTGACTCCAACTTTTGTTTCCAATAAATTATCTAACTTACTCATGACCCCTTTATTTTTAACTGCATTGACTAAATCAAAGAATACTCTTTGTGCTTCTGATTCTGCAGCTTTAGTTGCAGCTATTCCTGTTTTAGCTCCTTTGAATAAATCCATAACGTTAATTAAACCAGTCATCAGGCCTCCGGCTATTCCACCAGCGATACCCATTTTTTTCATAGTTGCTCTTTTCTTTGGATCTTCAGGCCCATCTGCAAAACCTACACGACCTCCTTGATTAAATTGTTTTGAAAAATTTAAACCAAAATTTGTACCTGTTGTTGGACTATATGATCCACCTAAACCTAAGGTTCCTCCAAGTAGATCTGTATTAAAACCCGCCCTAATTCCATAATCATCTAATTCACTTTCATCTTCTTCTGTTCGAGGATCATCAATTCCTAAAATTCCAAGAGTATTAATATCTGCATTTAATGATAAAGGACCCATATATTTATTTAAACCAATAGAATAATTATATGGATTGACGTAAGTGTCGGGTCTAAATCTACTTAGTGTATCAAGTATATTCATTTTTTGTTCAGCTGCTTTATTTGCAGCTTGAGCAGCACCTTCTAAATCATCTAAAGGTTTAAGATCTGGTCTTCTCCAATCCGCTTCTACAATGGGTGCATTTTCTGGATATATCATCTCCAAAGGTGGTAAAGTGCTTACTTCACCACCAACATAAAAAGTTAATCTTCCACCGTTTGAAAAATTTATTCTACCACCTTCTTTAAAACCTTTATATCTAAGTTGATCATAGGGAACTGTAAAATCTAGTGGAGTATTTAATTGCTGTTGTAACATTAAATCTTGTTGTTGTTGGGAAGGCATTTGAGATTTTTCATACGCAGCTAATTGTGATTGTAATTCAAGTGGAAAATCTGCTATTCTTAATTCTTTAAGTCTTTGAATATTTTCTTCGTATTGAGGTAAAGTAAAACGTGGAAGCATTTCTTTTTCAAAAACACCACCACCAGATTTAATAAATCCTTCTACAGTTTTTGGATCAAGTTTTCCTGCAAGGGGTTGTTCAGATGTAGAAAAGTTTGCAATGTTTTGTAAAGCTTCTGTATTTTTCATTTTATCAGCTACACGTGGATAAAATGTTTCAAAATTTTGTTGAGCTTTTTGATCTTCTTTCATCCCCATTAAAAAATCTTGTGTTAATTGTTTAGTTGCAAAATCTTGTCTTGCACCCCCTAGTCCAAGTGATTGTTCACCTGTATCTGATTTTTTAATTCCAAGTTCCTGTAATCTGTTTACTGTTTGATCTAAATAACCTGTTGCTTTTATTTTATCTGTTATAGCTTTTTCTACTCCATACAAAGCATACTCCGTACTATCGGTTCCAAACTTTTCACCAACTTGTTCCATACCTGTTTTACCACCACCTAAGAATCCATAAGTGGTTGCATTAATCGCTCCTTGAACATCTCCACGTAATAAAGAAGGTCCTGCAAAAGCCAGTTCAAGAGCTATATCAGCTGGAGCTGCAACAAACCCTAATACTTTTCCAACAGATTTTCCAGCTTTTAATAATCTACCTTTAGCTAAAGCAGCCGCTTCATCTGTTCCTTGAGCGATCGCTCTATCTTTTTTCATGTTAGATAACATTTCATCTGGACTACAAATGTTTGCACTTCCTGCTTGTGCTAAATTTATACGTCCTCCAGTAGCTGAGTTTGTTCTACAAAACAAACGGCCAAATTCTTGTAGAGCTTTTTCTTTTTGTTTATTATAACTACTTACAAGAGATTGTATTTCTTCTGGTTTAATATCTTTATTTTCTCTTAATTGATTAAATAAATTATCTGCAATATTTTGATAAGTTTTTTCATCTTTAGTTAAAAATTGTATGAGTTCAGATCCAGGTTTTGCTTGTTGAAGTAAACCTTTTGCACCTTTTTCTTTTGTAGATAGTTCTGTAAAATATTGTTGAAAAGCTTTTTCTGGACTGTACTTAAATCTAAAATCTTTAGTAGGTGTAACTTGTCCACCTTTTAAAGAATATGCTTGTTGTCCTTTTAATTCTGGATAAGCTTCTCCCGTAATCTTATTTAGCTTTTTAAAATTTTCATCAACATTATTTCCTTTATTAATTTCATTAATTAAATTTTTTCTTGAAGTAGAATATCCTTTCCATCCTAATTCATAATTTCTTGCTGCAGTCATTCCTACTAAATTATTTAATCCTCGCATAATATCACTAGCTTTATCCATCTTTGCTATCTCTGCAATACCTTCTGCATGATCTAAATTAAATCTTAAACCTTCATCTAAACTGGAAACATCAAAAATATCTTTTAATTTTTCAGTTTGTTTTTCCATGAATCTTTTAATTGAAGTTTCACCGCCTAAAACTTCTTTCAATAGTTCTGGTCCTAATTTATTTTCAATCTGTGCAACTTTCTCTGTATAAAGAGCATTAGATATCTGTTTCTTTCTATTGTAGGTTTCCATTTTTTCTGGAAAAAATTTTTTAACAATTCCAGATCTAAAATTACCTGCACCTACTTTATCATCTCCAAGAATAAACATTACATCTCCCAAGTTACTTAGTGTATCTGAATATTTTGCTCTTATAGCTTTTCTGTCTACAGGTGCTCCTTTGTAATGTTTTTTATCTTCGTTATAATAATCTAAATATTCTCCTATTCTTTTTTGTAAAGACGGATCTGTTTCGATTTTTCCAGAGTAAAATAAATTTTTATAATAATTTTTGTATGTAGATTCTCCTCCACTTGTCCCTCTTACCAAAGGTTTACTTTCAAATTTAGAAGAGAAAGGAACTTTACTATCCGATGTAGCTATATTTGGAAGATCTTTATATAAAGATTTTCTTCCCGGTATATCTTTAATACCAGA